TTCTTTTGGGGTGGTCGGGGGTTGTCTCTTACGTCAAGTCGAAGGGCCGGCTCCCCCGACCATTTGTTGACATTTTGTCATAGTGTATAAACTACACCAAGTGCATTAATCCAACCAGCACCTTAATCTTCATTCCTTAAGTCGGACGGCTTGATGCTTTGCAGGCCCAAGATGTTGATACTATACTGCACGACATACATATGAATACATACTTATAGTGAAACCGCTTCGGGTGATTTATGGGGACAAACAAGACCATCAGCCTCGACGAGGATACTGCCAAAATTGCTGACCGAATGCCAAACTTTAGCCGTTTTGTACGGCAATGCTTGGTCAGATACGCTTCGGAAGCGTCATCATCACCCAAAGACGGCGACGAGCACCTCCACATTGCGCCGTTTGGCGCTCGTGTGTGGGGTGAAACGAAAGACAAATGCAACCCGTTGCACAAGAACGGCCGCTGTCCAATCTGCTGGGGGCGTTTCTGATGGCCAAGGTCAACACGTTCTTCTGCGATTGCGGCAAGACCCTCGGACGTCCGGCCAATGCCATGCCCGAACCCGATTCAAAACCGATTTACAACGTCGTTCCTTGGCACGCACGACGTGGCGACGGCGTAATCCGTGGCCTTCGATGCGGCAAGTGCAGCCAATGGTGGGAATTCATCGAACCGAAGCAATGGCCAGATTACGCCGACGTGCGAAAGTCATGCGACGGGAACTGCTCAGCGCACGATCACTTCAACGGCCGGTGCGCCTGATGGCGTATTGTCCTCGATGCGGTGCGCTCGATGGCGAGGACGACCACGAAACACCATACATTTGCGACGAATGTTGGTTCACCGAACCCGACGAGGACGTGGATTCATGAACGAAAAGGCTCGAGTTCTCATCGAGACCGTGATGGACATGATTAACGGCACGTTGGACACGATGAAGTCCGACGAATTCCACGCCCCAGCGGCATGGTTGCTTGAGAACTGGTGGTGTTCTCTGAATGCAGCTCTACAAGTAGGGGATCATTGTGATAGCAAGTTGAACAGTTTCAAACCCACCGACGAGGCCGAGAGTAAGAAACGAAACGAGGACGTTCAGACGGACGAGCCCTTCGAGGTTTGACTCCTTTTCCTCACGTGCTTCTTCACGTTCCATGAGCCACGTGGCAAAGCGTTGCGTTCGAGTTGCGGATTTCGATTCTTCAATTGCAGTTTCTTCAGTCATACGACAAACCTCCCAACGTTGTAGATGGGGAATGCATCAGGTGTCTTGGCTGGCGGGGAAGGTTGAACCAGTGGTGCATAAGCGAGAAAGTAAGCACCAGCCAAGACCGTCGTAGTGATGGGATCAGGAATGCGAAGAGAACGTGCGCCTCTGAAGAGTGGGCCGGGGCCAGTTGGCAAATGCTCCCGGAGTTCATATTGCCAGGGAGCGTAGTACCAATCGTCCATGGCCCTCAATCCTCGTCGTGTGATTGTTGCAGCTCGTACGAACGTCGAAGTCGCATGAGGTATTGATACTCCGCTTCTTCTTTGGCCTCGGCACGGATGATGTGTCGGCCATAGTACAAGTTGACTTGGGTCGCCACCGTGCCGCCCGTGATGTTCAAAATCCTGTAACTGTAGATCCTGTCTGATGCCGTGGATTCAAGAGAACCGATTTGATTGTCCGACGCCAGCATGAACGCACCCCAAGCGGCGGTGTCCAGGTCAATGATGTAATGTCGAATCCGTCCGTAAATTGTCTCCTGGTATCCAAGGCCTGCTGACGAGTTTGCGAAATTGCCGGCGGCAGCGAAACCAAGCAATTCAGCATCGCTCATTGGTTCAGACGTCATGATGTCAAACACTACGACGTCATCACCAACAGCGCCGCCAGTGTGTTCGGGATTGAACATTTCTTGAACGGCTGCGCCTTCGAAGAACATTGTCTTCTCACGTTGCGCCATACCGGCCAAGTCAAAGTATGTGTCAGACACAAATACACGTGGCGCCAACGAGCGCCAACCAATGGATCCAGGTCCCACCGAGTAAATGTCGGGCGCATCTTGAACGGCTGCTAAGAGTAGATGCTCTTTTGTCAACGTCTTCATTTCATCGACCTCTTACGTTCTGGCGATCGCTTCCAAGACTTTGCAGCTCTCTTGAAGAGAACCGTATGCGACGTCTTTGGATGCTTCTTCTTGAGGATGCCCAATTGCTTCTTCATGTATTGGTTGTAAGCCGATGGCGCACGCTTAACCTTCTTGGCAATCTTCTTCGAAGACTTGGCGGCTTTGGTGGCGCCGGCCTTGACCTGCTTTGCTCCGCCTTCCATCTCCTTCAGTGCTTGAAGGAGCCTGATGGCTTCGTCAACGTCCAACTAAGCCACCTCAGTTATCGGCGGCCGTGGATTGGATTGCGATAGCCATGAAGTCCTTGGCGGTGAGGGTCACGATGGAGGCGTTCACTCGAACAACGACGTTGACGGATTGCCCACCAGCAAGGGCCGAAGTGCGGCCGGTGACGTAGAGTTGGTCGTTGACGACGTATCGGCCATCATCAGAACCTTTGCCGTAGTTGTCGGGGTACATGTCGGCGTCTTGGGAAAGGAAGCCATCGGTGTCGTAGTTGAGGACACCAGAGGCCACCAAAGCACGGTCATCAGCAAAGACAAGGCCGCCTCGGTTGAGATCGGTCACTTGACATTTGATGTCGCTGCTTCCACCAAGAACGCCGGGCAATCCGCTTGAAGGCAAAGTTCCCTGAAAGATGAAATCGACCGAATGCACCTGAAGGGCTTGACGGTCGCCGACGTCGACATAAGAGCCGAGGTCAATAGTTGCGAACGTATCAGTGTCTGCGGCGCTGATCGTTACTCGTTCTGTTAGGGTAAACATGCTGGTTTTCTTGGTTGCCATTGTAATCACTTCTTTTGGGGTGGTCGGGGGTTGTCTCTTACGTCAAGTCGAAGGGCCGGCTCCCCCGACCATTTGTTGACATTTTGTCATAGTGTATAAACTACACCAAGTGCGTTAATCCAACCAGCACCTTAATCTCCTTTCCTTGAGTCGGACGGCTTGATGCTTTGCAGGCCCAAGAGGTCCGTATTACACTGCACGACATACATATGAATACATACATATAGTGAAACCCCTTCGGGCTGTTTATGGGGACAAACAAGACCATCAGTTTAGACGAACATACCGCCAAGATTGCCGACAGGATGCCAAACTTTAGCCGGTTTGTGCGTCAATGCCTGCTCAAGCATGCGAGGGGAGCGACGGAGGGCCTCCCTATCGAAGAGAAAAGCCAACACATTGCACCAGAGTCGGCAAGAGTTTGGGGCGAGGACCGAAACAAGTGCAACCCGAATCACAAGAAAGGCACATGCCCGGCATGCTGGGGGGTGGAATGATGGCGAAGGTTAACACGTTCTTCTGCGACTGCGGCAAGACGCTCGGTCGACCAGCCAATGCCATGCCCGAACCTGATTCTAAACCGATCTACAACGTCGTCCCTTGGCTCGCACGACGTGGCGATGGCGTGATTCGTGGCGTTCGTTGCGGCAAATGCTCTCAATGGTGGGAGTTCATTGAGCCAAAGCAATGGCCGGACTACGCCGACGTGCGAAAGTCATGCGACGGCAACTGCTCTGCGCACGATCACTTCAACGGCCGGTGTGCCTGATGTGCTACCGATGCCCTTACTGCAAGGACGAGGAATGTAGTTCCAATCTTGCTTGCGACAACGTCGTGGAATTGGTGTGTTCTGGGTGTCGAGCATGAACGACGAACAACGAAACCTCATCGAAGTCGTCAAAGAGATGATTTCAGGGACGCTGAATCATTACGATGAAGACCCGACTCATGCGCCGGCCAAGTGGCTTTTGATGAACTGGTGGCACACGTTGAATGCCGTTCTTGTGATCGACTCACAAGTAGGGAATCATTGTGATAGCAAGTTGAACAGTTTCAAACCCACCGACGAGGCCGAGAGTAAGAAACGACACGAGGACGTTCAGACGGACGAGCCCTTCGAGGTTTGACTCCTTTTCTTCACGTGCTACTTCACGTTCCATGAGCCACGTGGCAAAGCGTTGCGTTCGAGTTGCGGATTTCGATTCTTCAATTACAGTTTCTTCAGTCAATTAAACCACCTTCCAGACGGTCAAGGGGGTCAACGACAATGAAGCCATAGACCAAACCCTCGAAGAGAAACGCATAAGGTCTGAGGAACGGAATCCGTCCGGCAGTCTTTATGCGACTTGTTGGTTCACGTGCACGTGCGATTGCTTCTTTGACAGTTCGACGACGGGGAGACGTCGGGCCGGTAAAGGGAGCAAGTGTTGAGGTAATGGTGAACGAGATTCCACCACGGCCCGACGTCTCAAGAAGTGGAGCGAGGGGTTTAGTTCGAACGTATTCAACGTTCTCCTCCTCGTCAAAAATGCTGAACATCAATCCACGTCCGGTGTTTGTTGCAAATCATACGAACGCTTCAAGCGCATCATGTATTCGTAAGTTGGTTCCTCAATGGTTCCCACTTGCATCACGTGGCGAACATTGGACGTTACCACACGTGTGATTGTAGAGGCTGTCCGGGGGGCGATGGAAACCAAACGGTAACTGTAAATTCTGTCTGAAGCCGTGGCCGACATTGAACCCATTTGCGTCTCATTTGCTTTCATGAAGAACGCCACGTTGGTGTCAAGATCGAGCGTGTAGCGTTGGCGACGTGCGTAAAGAACGTGTTCAAAGTTCAACGTGGTTCCAACCATTCCCACGCCCTGGTAAAGCCATTGTGCGACGATGGTTAAATCGTCCAGGTCAACAGGGATTGAAGTCAAGACGTCCAAGACTTCGTATGAATCACCAGCAACCCCATCATCGGCGGCCGAAAACGTCCCTCGTTGGACGGTGATACCTGAAGGAACAATCGTCTTATCATCAATGGCAAGCCCCTTCAAATCAAAATAAGTTTCACTGTAAAAGATGGTTGGTGCAACCTTAACCCACCCTTGATTCCCTCCCAATAGAGGGACGGGAGTAAAGTCGAAGTTGGCGGCGGATCCGTTAACGTCCAACGTCGCATGATGCTTTGTCAATACCTTCACTTCTTACCACCTTTCTTCTTTGATCCTTTCCAAGACTTGGCGGCTTTCTTGAAGCGGGCTTGGTGAGTCATACGAGGGTGGGCTTTCTTCAGACGTGCAAGTTCCTTCTTCATGTATCGGTTGTATGCTGAAGGGGCTCGCTTCGCCTTGGCCACGGTCTTCTTTATGACGGCCTTACCGGCCTTCTTGGCTTGACGCTTTGCTTCGGTTTTTGCTTCCTCAACGAAGATAGCCCGAATTTCTTCGAGCGTTCCTTCAATCTTGACCACGTGGTCCACCTCAGTTATCGGCGGCCGTGGATTGGATTGCAATAGCCATGAAGTCCTTGGCGGTGAGGCTCACGATGCTGGCGTTGACACGAACAGTCACGTTGCACGGACCCACTTGACCAGTCAAACGGCCCGTGATGTAGAGTTGATCGTTGACGACATAGCGACCATCATCGGAACCCTTGCCGTAGTTGTCGGGATACAAGTCAGATTCTTGATGATAACCGCCGTTTGAATCAACAGCAAGAGTACCGCTTGCAACCAATGCTCGATCATTGGCAAACACCAAGGCGCCACGGTTGAGATCGGTAACTTGAACGTGGAACTCATTGCCGTTGCCAAGGTCGCTCTGAAGGTCAGCACCAGCAGTAGTTCCTTGGAAGATGAAGTCGACACTGTGCACCTGGAGGGCTTGACGATCGCCCACGTCAACGTAGGAACCGAGGTCGATGGTTGCGAACGTGTCAGTTGCGGCTGCACTAACGGTCACTCGTTCTGTTAGGGTAAACATGCTGGTTTTCTTGGTTGCCATTGTAATCACTTCTTTTGGGGTGGTCGGGGGTTGTCTCTTACGTCAAGTCGAAGGGCCGGCTCCCCCGACCATTTGTTGACATT